ATTCAGCCGTCAGACGTTTATGAAAAGGCTGGCCGTAAATATTGCAAATGGTCGAGAATTGCTTATTACTTGAATATCAATGCAAAAGGCTGGAATTTCCAACTAAAACTCAACTCAGGATCGCCTACAAGCCCATCAATTTTAGACTCTGTATGGAAAGCACCTGACGGATCTGGATATTTAATGTGTTATTTCACAGACCCTCAAGGTGGCGAAACTGGTCTTTTTCCATATTCAATAATGGATAATAGGAACAATCCAGTTAAGGTTGAAAAGATTTCTGCAAGAGATATATCAGATTCTCACCGCAGAGCTTTGGCTGCCTGTGCCGCTTTTACTTTCTCTCTGGGTTATGAGCTTTGGGCCTTTAATGAGGTTAAAGATTCTACTGAACCTGATAAATCTTACAAAAGGGATAGAGCAGCCGCACCTAAACAAAATATCTTTGTTTTAGCTAAAGATGCAATCTTAAAAGAAAAAGATTATGAGAAGTTGCTGTCCCATGAAATGAATTTAGAGGTACGTTATACTCAAGGAAAAATCACACAAGATGAGTACACCCAACTCTCTGACCTTGTAAAAACTCAAAAAGAAACCCTTAAGAACATTCCTGTATGACTGTAACTGAAACACAATTTCTAACAACAGACCAGCTTGCAGAAAGGTACGAAAAGTCCGCAGCAACCATCAGAAAATGGAGAGTCGTAGGCTATGGCCCTCCATTCTATGAGTTGCCTAGAACTGAAGCTGAATATGGCACTCCAAGAGTTCGCTATCAACTACACGATCTTCTCGCATGGGAAGAAACAAACGGAATCACCCCTATTAATCACTTTTAACAAATGTCTAACTCCGCTTTTTCGGCACGTTTTCGTGTCGTGGGAAATAATAGTCCCAAACAAAATGCACCAGAAAAAAATTTAATTATTGATCTTTCTTGTGATGAAGCTGTAAAAGCTGCAAATTATATTTTGCAAATGGTCGATAATGCTAAAATCGAAGATACAAAAATTAGAGTTTATTCAAGCAAATCAGAATATGATGAGGTATCTGGTTTTTCGATCTGGGGCGGTATGTGGGGCAACTCAGGCAGAATCCAGCCTATGCCACCAAAGCAAGCCTCTGAGAGGACTGTAGATGTCCCAGCGAATCAACCTGAGCTACCAGATGATCTTCCTTTTTAACTATGTCAACTTATGAACTCCCAAGCAATCCTTATGTCGGACAAATTTTTTATCATCCAGACACTGAGAAAACTTATGAATTTTGTGAATGTACTAAGACTGATGTATTTACTGGATTAGTTACAGATGGCCCTTGTTGGATTGATATTACAGATAAGGATTTAGTTCCCTGACTTCTTTCCAAACAAAACAAACTTAATGCGGCTCATAAGAGTCGCTTTTTTATTGTTTTTCTTTCTTAATTTATATATTTGCTCTTGCTGCTGGCATATGATTTCCAAAGCACTAGCTATGAAGGCAGCTTGATTAGAATTGGTTTTTAATAGATGAATTGTATATGGTTTTAAATCTTCTATGTCAGTTAATTCATTTATGGCAGTAATAGACTTCTTGACCTCAAACTCTTGCTCAAGGCTTACACCAGCAGTCAAAACTTTCATAATGTTTTTCATTTTACTGGGAATAGTTTTTCTTCAATCATATTTACAATGGCATCATCAACGTCATTATCTGACTTAGCTGATAAGTCTTTTAAAAGCGAAATGGCAGCTTTACGCAACGATTCACTTTTGCCGAACTTAATAAACAGACCGATTAGAAATTTAGACATGATTTGTGTGTTTTCCCAAACATAGCACTGATTATTGAAGTTTGCCTTCTATCCTACTGACCGCCTGTGATAGCTTATTAAGTCGGTTGTATATATCTATTATTGTTTTTTCTCTTCGGTTGCTCATGTTAGATAAAACCATAACAAAAGCTGTAGCCGCTGCCCCTATTAACGCTGCTTGTACCTCTGTCATTGCTTTAAGTTAAAATTATAATTATCATTAGTATGACCAATAAAAGTACTTATGGCAGAACCACTAAAAGAAACTAAAAAAGGAGTTTGGTCAAAATTACAAGAGGCAGTACCAGATCGTGAAGAACAGTTTGAGTTTGTTTCTTTAGCTGTAAGATTGACTCTATTGCTTTGGGCTACTGCAATGCTTAGTTTAAGTTATTTAGACTTAAGCAAACTTGGCATACCTCAACAAAAAATAGACCCGACCTTCATAGCTTCGGTTTTTGTAGGATTAGCTTCCAGTTTTGGCGCCTCTATTACACAAAAGGGTAAAGAAAATGGTGCTAAGAACGGCAAAAGTGTTAAAGCTGAATTACAAGAAGTGTTAGGCACGACACAGTTAGTTAGAATAGATACACCTATAAAATTAATAGTAGATCCTAGACAGGACAAAAAATGAAAAAGTTTTTATTACTTGCAGCATTACTAATGCCAGCAGCCCATGCAGACCTTATTCACAAAATGACTAGCTCTGTACAACTTACAACAGATGGTGCATATACCATTGGAGAAAGAGGAGCAAGTACTTACAGTGTTTCAGGTTCAAATATAAAAGTTGCATCAGACAGTGATCACTTTGGAAAATTAGTAGCTCCAGCAAGTGCAACCGCAGCGGCAACTCTTGATCTTGGAACCTATGATATTAATACAGCAGGTTCAGCTTTTACTTTCACTGAAAGTTGGAAAACTGGAGATGTGGCTTACTCAGTTGGTTCTGGAGTGGACGTAACTTCTGGAGTGATAACGGATCTTCCTGTTTTATCGAAGACAACAAGTTATTCTGGTGGGGTTGCTGGATCTTTAGCTGGTACTGTTTTATCAAATAACACAAATACTTGTACTGCTGGCGGTGCTGGTACAACTTGTATTGGTCAATTTGTTACAGAGTTGAGTATTCTAGATTAATGAAATGGTTTAGTGTTTTTGTTTTATTTATATCCAACCCTCTGTATGCAATCCCCGTTGTGCCTAATTTTTCGCAGGGCAGTTCATTTTCCACAACTAGAACAACTACTAATATCAACGAACAGATCAAAACAGTTGAATTTTCAGGGTCGACTTATAGCGTTACAGGCAGTGGTGTCAGTGCTGACAGCAGCATTAGTCCAAAATATAATGACTTACAAACTACTCTTAATGGTGAAACCTATACATGGAAGCAAGTAGATTTAGACAACAAAGCAAACTTTTCACTAACAACAAATGGGGCAGCCTTTCAATTTACAGAGGTTTACAAGCAACCCTCGGTAAGTCGGATAACAGATGTATCAAGACAAATAACAAGCGAAAGCGTCACAGAAACTACTACAGTATTCTCGCAATAGCAAGTCTTACTTGTCTCATAAATAAACCAATTCTAGCAAACACTTCAAGTACAGCAGCGCCGGTAGCTCAGTCGTCATCAAGTGTTTCCAATCAAGCGGTGCAAGTTTTGCAAGGTAATCTTATTGAGTCGCAATTTGGAAATGGTGTTGTTTGCCAGAACTCAATGCTAACTATTAGCCCCTTTGTAACTACCACTTTTAATCAAAAGCGTCCTCAAGACTTGAGATATGAAACGCCAGTGTACAACATGGCAACTGACGATTCGGGAAATTTGACCAATGCAGGTGAGATTTTATATCATCAAGAAAACTACTCTGCTAATAAAGATAATTTAGGAGTTAATTTTGGTATAGCTGCAACCTTTTCAATTCCATTAGGTCGTGCTTATCAAGACGCTTGTTTAAAGTCAGCTACTACTCAAGAGAAAATACAAAATCAAATACTAAATAATAAAATGCTAGATTATGAACTTGCAAGATTGAAAAACTGTGGCGAATTAAAAATTACAGGAATAGAATATCACCCACAAAGTCCATACCATTCTATATGTGCAGATGTTTTAGTTAAGCCAAAAATGAGTCAAGTTATACCGCATACTCATAAATTAAAGCAGTAGGCAAATTACGGTGAGTTTGCCTACCTAGACACCTTATTTAGGCCAAAAACACAATAAGGTTTTTTTATTCTACTTTATCTTTTTCTTCTTTTGAAATCTTTTTCTTTAGTTTTTTAAATATTGTAGAGATAAGCTTTTTTATCAAAGGAGCCAAAAGCGCAGAGCCACCAGCGACCACACCAATAAGAGAAGTTGAAATAAGACTTTGAGGTGTCCCAGTAAAAGTTTCTCTGAATGGTACTTCTTCCCAATTTTCGACACACTCGATAACTCCATCTATCTCTATTCTTTCGTAAAAGTCAAATCTAAACAGCCTTTTATCATTTCTGTAATCACCTTTCATAAATTGAGGGTTTAAAGGTGGGCAAGGTATATAAAGTTCATCTTCTTTTTTCTTCTTAGGTATCTTTGGTTGTATTGGTCTTTCAACAGTTTTCTGTTCTGCCCTATTAGTAAGAGTTGACTGAGTTCCGCTGAAATACATAGGAGTGTAGTTTAACGGCTCATAGCTTGGCATCTGTGTTCCGCACTCAATCACTGTGCCATTTTCATCAATATCTATTTCAGTAAATAAATTATTTCTATGAACTTTTATACAAGCTGGATAATCAACAATTAATTTTGGTACTTTTTTTATTCTACTTTATCTTTTTCTTCTTTTGAAATCTTTTTCTTTAGTTTTTTAAATATTGT